CGGGTTTAGCAGAAACATCTACTTCTGCCCAACCATCATTTTCATTATTCATTACTTTTCTCCGTTGCTAACGACACAAACGTATTTTACGTTATACTACTATTATACCATAAAAATGTTGTTTTCCCAAATCATGCAGACCCTTTTGTTAAATTAAATGTAGGATCAAGGTCTTTGGGGTCTTCTACTCTCATAACGATTTGATCATCAAAGAGAAGAATTAAACGAACACCTTTATAAAACATCTTGGTGCCAGTATGTTTACCGTAGCATACATAGTCTCCTACTTCGCACCAAGGACCATTAGGAAACTTATCTTTTTCAGCGTATGCTAGATCACCTAGAGCAATAACTTTTCCTACCGTAGTAAGATAAGACATGTCTTCTTTAGTTGAGTCTGGAATAAATATTCCACCTTTAGTTTGACTTTTAACAGATATAGGACGAACTAGGACATGATATCCTGGTAGTTCTGGTAGTGGAGAGGGATCAGGAGCCTCTTCTACATCTGTAATCCATAAATCATTTTTAACCGCCCCACCCATAGCTACTTGTCGCATTTATTTAGTCATCCTCCATATGTAATCGCTTTTTAACAATATCTCTTAAATTATCTCTAGCCCATTCAATACCGTGAATTGAGCCAACTATTTGTCTGTAGTGACAAAAATCTTCTGCAATACCTGCACCAAGAGTAGCTCTTAGTCTTTCTATCTCTTGATTAAACTCTGCCCCGATTTCATCCCAGATTTCCATTACTTACTTTTTTTGGAATCTGAAATTTTCCAAGAGCTTTCGTCCCACTTATTAAGTGCGCTACGAATATTACGGCCACCCGTAATGTCTTGTGCATAGGGATCACCAAAACTTTTATCAGTGTCCTTTACATGAGACGGATAACCTTTACCCTTCTGCATCATTTCTCATCTCCTTAAATTGACTGTCTGCTAGTTTAATTAAATTCTCAAGTGCGGCTTGATCCATCTCTTTGTCATCTTGCATTTGTTTCTTTAACATATCAACAAGAACTTTAACGTATTCTTTCTTATCTGCTAGATCAAGCTTACCTTCTTCTATTTCTAATTTTGTCTGTAGTTCAGCTTCTTTAATTGCTTCTTTAGATACTCTGTTTTCTTCAGCCTGTGCTTCTCTAGATTTAGTCTGTGCCGTAGATTTAAGCATGTCTATAATCTGACCAGTTTCTTTCATCTCAAGTTCTTTATTCTTTAACTCAAGCTCTGCTGCATCAGATGCTGTTTGTGCTTGTATCTTGGCTTGCTCAAGCTGTACCTTTTGTTGTTCAAGAGCAACAAGCTGTTGTTCTGGTGACTGTGCTTGACCAGCAGCCCTGTTAGCGTTCATCACCTGCTGCGCTGCTTGTGCTAGTGCCATTTCTGTAGCAGCGGGTGTAACTTGAGAAGGATCAGCTTGTTGAAGCATTTGTTGTGCCACACCATTTGTTTGCTCTTGATATTTCATTACAGAGTGTTCTTGTACATTGGCTTGAAGAATAGGAGCAATACGTTGCATAATAGGATTACCGCCATTAGCAGGGTCTTGCATGTAAGCCATCTTTACCTGTATATGAGCATCATGGTTCTGACCAGGGAAAGCAGCAATAGGTAATCCTTTTGTTGCTGCCATTATATCAGAGACAGGATCAAGTGGCTGTGCTGTAATCTTTGGTGGAATGATATCATCTACGTTTGGCATATTCGTAGCATTAAGAATTGTGCGATTAAGTTCTTCCATATTAAACATACCAGGAGGAGACTGCTGTGCCATTTGCAGTACCATGTTTGCAAGCATCATACGGTGTGCATTGCTAGGTATGTTAGGATCAGATACAGGAACAATATCTACACGACCATCAAAGTCATCTTTAAAAATACTACGACTTTCAAATGGTACATCATATGGATATTCACCTGGAAGATAATCATAGTCAATCCTAGCAAGGATTCTAAATTCATCCCGCTGTGATTTGTGTAGTCGTTTATGAATAGCACTAAAGAATTTACTTGATGCTTCTAGCAGGGCCATTGTTGTTCCAACGGGTCCATAGGAGGCAGCATCAGAAATAACTTGTTCTGTGCTATCCGCAAACTTCTGACCAGCAGCAGTTACGAAATTCAACATCTGGAATAGAACAGAGGAAGGCTCTTTATAAGGAAGGGGAATAATAGCCTTTGATAAATCTACACCAGTTGCCTCAACCTCCTTGAACTCGCCAGGAGATATAGGTTCATTGTCACCAACAACCCGTAGCCCCTTTGCCTTAAATCCTCCAGGTAAGTTTGCAAATTGCCCTGCATCTATTAATGATCTCATTGCGGCAGTGGCACTCATAGTCAAATTACCCAAGAAGTGGATAAGGCCAAGTCCGTAGAATCCAAAACCAGGAACAAACCTATAATGCACAAAGTGGCTTATCTTCTCTTTGTTCTTGTCATCTTGTTTATAGTTTCTACGAATACTCAAAACTTTTCTAGAGTCTTTCTCTACCGTAACAATGTACGGACAAGACTCTTCTTCTTCTTCAATATCTAAGAAGCAATGTTGTTCAAGAAGAACGTATTGTGGATCGTTATCATAGTCAGGAGACAATCCAATAATTGTATCCATCTTTTCACTAAAGCCCGTGACAGGATTAGTAGATGGTGTAACTAGTTCTGTATCTAGGTAGATACCAGCTTTGATATCTTTTTGTAACTCTACAGGGCTACGATAGATTACATGTGTGTAGCGTTCTGCATTGGATAAGTCAGACGCATAGTAAGACACATAGAACTGATCAATAGGAATAAATTCTGAACGTGGACGCTTAACTGTAGCATCATAGTACATCTTCTTAAAGGCAGACCCAATCAGTGGCAGATGGAACAGCATCCGCTCAAACTCTTCAAAGTATTCAGGCATTTGCTCCGTAAGCTGATAGTTCATAAAGTTCTGAACTCTGTTGGCTTGTTGTTCTTTCTCTGTGGTTGAGTCACCCAGTATCTGTGCTTTGATGGGACCATTGGAGGGAAATAATTCATTAGATGCTTTGGATTGAAACTTAACAGCAGACTCAATCAATAGTGGATGAACTGCTGTACATGCACCCTCAAATGGTTCCGTACCTTGTTGTAGTTTAAGACCTAGAAGTTCAAAGCCTCTTTCAAACATAGCTTCCCACTCAGAACGGGAATCTTTATCAGCCTCATAGTTTTCAAGAACAGTTTCTGCAATCTCCTCTAGTTCTTCATCGCTCATATCTTCAGCCATGTTGCCATACCATTCAGCAACGGCTTCATCTGCTTCCATCTCTGTAGCACCAGAAAGGTCTACAATAACACCACCATCATCTGCTACTTCAAATGTAGCAGGTATATCAGTATCTTCCATATCAATAGGTATTATTTCTGCACTCTCTTGTGGAATCATATCATATGGGTTTTTTTCTGTTGCCATTATACTAACGCTTTCAATCCACTGTATTGTTCAGGTAATGCATACTTATTATAAATATTTTGTAGTGCTTCAGGATCATTCCTAAGTGTATACTGTAATGTTTTTAAACCACTTTCTGTTAATCTAGGTAAACGTACTTCAGGGAAATATGGCTTATCTTCTTCAACTGCTTCATCTATAGCTTGAGATACTGTTATTGGTTTTCTACGTACTATAGGCTCATTACCTCCAGGGTCATCAAACCTATCTGGTTGATCAACAAATGCAGTAGAAGGTGTAGTAAGATTTGTTTCTGCCCTTGCCGCTGCTAAATCAGCAAATGCTGGATAGTCTGGAGAAGTTGGACCTATAGACTCTGGTCCTGGTAGACCTGATCCCATACCTTCTCTAATATCTTTAAATTCAGATTTATAAGCTTTATCTAAATCAACTACTGGACCAAATAGATCACCCGTAGGTGATCCTATAAATGTAGTTACTGTTGGATCAGCCTCTATTTGAGCGGATATCTGTGGCCCACCTCTTATATCTATAGTTTCTCTACCATCAGAGTCTACGTTAACTACCTCTTTAAGAACGTCTAATGAAGGTTCTTGTAAACTGCCTGTACGATCTACTTCTAGCCCACCCATTGCTTTTACATAATTTGCAATATTTTGTTGAAGCGGATCAATCGTCACCTCATCTATGTATGGTAGAAAAGCCTGTGCAGGTCCAAGTAAAGATGTGCCTTTTTGTTTTCCTCCAAAATAAAGATCATATTCTGATGGCGAACCTCCACTAGTCATAGCCTTAACTTCTGCATCAGTAGGAAGTTTTCCACCAAGAACACTTTCTGTTACTTGAGCAGGTGTTAATACACCAGATAAGCTTCTTTCTTCTCCACCTTTTGATACTGATTTTATTTCACCGTTTTTACCTACTGTAATTTTATCTGGGTTGTCTTTAAGAACAGTCTGTTCAATTTGTTTATCAGTTCCAATACCAAGACCAGATTTAATAGAACTAGTTATTGAATTATATAAACCTTCAAGGGGAGCTTCACCTTTTTCATTTACAAGACCTATTGTTTTTCCAAAAGCTTTACCAGGACCAGCAATACTTTTACCTTCAAAAACTTGTGGAGCTAATAGATCACGACCAAAAGCCATACCTGTTAAAAATCCTCCTGGTGTCATTTGAGTAGCATCTAACATCATTGCACCAAAACCAGCAACTGTATTAAAAATACCTGATCCTAGTTCTCCTAAAAATGCTTGAGTAGCATCTGGACCTGTATAGACATAATTATCTTTCATATTTGGATCAGGAGCAATTCTAGCATCTAAACCTTTATCTTTAAATTCTTGGTTTAACCTATCTGTATATGCTATATCTTGTCTAGTGTCTTCTTCGTCTTTACTTTTAAATGCATTAATAGCTACAAAATTATTATATCCAAGATATTTACCAAAGCGAGGATCATCAGGATTTTCTGTGTAAAAACCAAGACTTGCTATTTCATCTTGTGTTAATCCTATATTTTTTCCATCTGGACTTTGAGTTTTTCCTGCAATAGAATTATCAAGTCTAGTTAAAAAATCTTTACTAGTTTCATTTATATCAGGTCTATTTCTAGCAACCTCAATTGCTGCTTCCTTTGCTTCTTCCGCTGCCGCCATATCTGCCATTGCTTGTGTTGCTGCTTCCATTGCTTCATCAAAAGTATAGTCAGCGGCTCCTTGATCTCCAGCCTCACCCTCTTCATCCGCACTTGTATCAGCAGACCAAAAAAATTCAGGAAGGCCAGTCATAGGATTGATTGTACCAGAGCCACCTTCTTCCATGAGCATCTGTGCTTCTTGAGGATTGATGTGTGCTATCATAGTATCGCCATAGCGACCCTTAGAAGCTAGACCACCCATAGTCATACCATCTAAGTCAGCCGCTAACTTTGCCATATAATCATTTGCCATAGTGATTCCCCAAGTTTAAACCCTGCTTCTATTATACCACAGTTTTGTCATTCTCACAAATCATCTTAGACATTCCAGTAGGTTGCCCTCTTAGTACGGGGCATCTCTTCATAGTCAGGATCGTCAGGATGTGTTAAATGCCAAGAGTCTTTCATGTAGTGAACAGCCATTGTTAAGGCATCCACTTGGTCATCATGGGCTGCATTGGGAAACCGTATAAGCTCCTCCACTAGATCATCTGCCCACTTCTTGTTCATTGGTATCCATACTCTACCTGACTCCATCATAGGCGTAGCAGCGTAGACCCTGGATACCTTATCTCTGTCTGGGTTGTATTCTAATACAGGTAAGCCAGACCTACGTAAGTCCTGTATAAGAGACTGACCACTGGCTTTCTTTTCTACCATACACAGATCAGGCTTGTGCTGATTGTATAGCTTCTGTGATATTCGTCTTAGTTCAGGATATTCAAATCTACCTTTAACATTCCCAAGCAATATAAGATTAGATGCATAGTCCTCGTATCCTTCTTCATCTTGATCATATAGGTGAAAGATACCCCATGTCTGTATAACACTATAGTCTGCTGTGTTAGATGTAGAGAAGGCTGTATCAAATGTTTGTATTACAAAGTCACAGGAGGGTGGTTCATCGTACTCCCAGTTCTGTAACCATTTCTTTTTTATGAGGCCACCCTCTTCAGGCGTGGGGTCTTGCATGTAAAGAGCGTTCCAGTAGCGGCTACCGTTAGATGCTTTGATCTCATTCTCGTCTACCTTTAGCACACGATCTGGTTTCCACTCAGGAAAATAACTAGACCCTACAGGTAAGTCCAGTAGTTCTGCTGCATCATCATCAAGCCATGCTGGTATCTTAACAACATCCCACGGTAATGTTTCATAGTCTGGCATGTTCTCTTGTTGTTTCAATAGCCAGCCACACAGGTCATCATAGTGGTATCTGGTATTGATTATGACAATAGCCCCATCTGGCATGATACGTGTTCTCAGACCAGCAGGATACCACTCTTTGATAAACCTTCTACCTGCACTGGAGATTGCATCTTCTTCAGACATCGCATCATCTAGGATTGCTACATGTGCGCCACGTCCTGCTATCTGT